GCAATCGTACGAGTGTTATTGAACATTGTATGATTATTCAAAGAGAGTGTTCGGATATTCCGTGTATGGTCATTTGGAATGCTGTCTCGGAACACCGTAGCGTTGATGACACCACGAACTTCTTGGTTACCAGTGCCGCTTGCACGAACTGTGGGATCTGTAATCTCAACACGAATAGTGCCTGTCGCTTGACTGATCGTGACAGTGTATTGTGATGGTTTCACAAATCTATTACCAGCAAATGCGTAACTTGGGCCATCACCAGAATTAGATATTCTTGGCATGAATAGTGTGTAAGCATTTGACTGTGCTGGAATAAACGAATACGACTCGTCCTGTTCGACCTCAATCGGATCCGATGTAACACTGCCTTCTGCGAAACGAACTGGTAGGAACACGGAGTGTGCTGTTCTAGTTGAGAGACCCGAGGTTGACTGCTCTACCGAGTTGAAAGGCGCACCGGCGTCTGAAGAAAGAGTTTGAATTCTTGCCTGGGATTGGTCATCTGACAACAGAGGGAAAACTAGGTTTGCGTCACCACGGCCACGACCCTCACTGTTTTTGAAGATTAGAAGACCACCGCTGTTCGTCTTTGTTCTAAAGTAACAGGTATTGTCTGGGTTTGCAGCGTCACCGGATGAATCACTCACCGAGAGTTCAGCAAATTCATTCTCATCGTAAGTTCGGATCAAGTCTACATCAGAGTTGAAGTTGTATCTGTTGTTACCAGTTGTTGCTGATGGATCTCTCTTGAACATCTTGACATTCGACAGACCAGCGTAAGCAACTTCATCAGTACCATCAGGTGTGGCTTGAACAGTTCTCAAAACTGCTTGTCCAGTGAGAGTATAGAGAATGCTCGCCTCTGCTGCATCAGGATTACTCGCCTTGAACAGACCAACAACAAGGTTTTCGGCAAGTGCCTGAGACTTCAGATTATTGAGAGCCGATCCCGATCCGATGTGGTGATCTTTTGTAAGGTCAACCTTGACCATATTTTCGGGAGTCGCTGGTGAAGTTAGGTTTCGAAGAACTCCAAGAGTTCTTGCTTTATCAACAGAAATATAACTGGGAGAAACTGTTTCGAACTCATAACCACGAATATATGCCTTACCAGGCCCAATGATCGTGCCAAACCTAGTGGTATCGATGGTTCCGAAAACATTTTGGTGCGTGTCGAATGACATCGAGAAAGGTCGAACTGTATAGTGACCAGACTCATCAAATGTTCTTCTTGCCAAAGAGTCCTCTAGATCAGCATAGTTTGAGTAAACACTTGACTTACTAGTTTCACCATTGATGACTCGAACAACTTCAAAGTAGTTTTCTGTGTTGAAGGTGAGTCCAGAGGCAGATCCAGAAATACCGTCAAACTCAATTTGCTTGGGCGTTAGACTTAGTTTATATCGATCTGCGCCTGGTGCATTGTAATTATTGAAACCGAACGATGGATCGCGAAGTGAATCATCCTGACTTGAGGAGACATACTCTCTAGTAATATTATAACCAAGAGAATTTGATGGGTTTTCAAAATCGCGATATCCACCAGTGAGACTATCAATAGCAGGAACATACACATTAGATGTGTCACTTTGTACGAAGTGTCCATCTGCGAAGTAAACACCCTGGCCGACATTGACCAACAAAGCACTCGATCCAATACCCAGTGCGGTCGTGCCTGCACCCAAACCAGAGCGATCCTGATCAATCTGGAATGTGAGACCATCATTCAAACCACCACCAGTGATGGTGATTACTTCGTCCTTAGCAAAAGCACCACCGGACTGATAATCAAAGAAAATGATTGGGGTCGTATCCTTGGAGAGAGTAGAGCCTGCGATAGCGTGAGTAATGATCGCAGATGTGGCGACACCTGCTCGACCCACAAAATCGTTGCTCAATCGTTGACCTGCGAGACCTGACAAGACTGTATCGGTGTAAGCAGCCGTTGAGCCATCGTCTTTCATTCGTACGAATCGTGTAAGTTGCTCGTTGACAGCGGCACCGCTAACAACGGAACCGTTTTCGAAGATATGATCACCAAACCGCTCCAACTGATTTTGTAGGATGGTTTGTGCCTGAGTTAGTTCTCTTGCTTGGACAGCAACACCAGGCCTAAACAAAACTCTAGCGAAGTTCTTATCTTCACTAAAATCGTCGTAGTATGGTGCGACGTTGTGGATATCAGGTCTGTGTGAACGCGCCATTCAACTCTCCTCAGAAGTCAATCTCTAACTGATAGTTCTCGTACTGCTCGTCGTTTCTTGCGAGTGGGTCTATACTTCTTATGTATAGCACTTTGCCAGACGGGACTTTGATTTCTGGGCCAGTTACTCCGGCAATTGTGAAATCAACATTACCACCGCTCGTTCGCACTTGAAGTGTTTCTGAAGCAGTGAATCCATATTCATTCAGAGTGTTCCCGCCTTGTTTGATGTCATTGACAAAGAATGTAGCAGTTTTGCCTCCAGAGAATCCAGAACCACTAACCTCTGCTTCAATTAGAACAGCACCACCACCGGAGGCACCCGTGACATTAGCATCCTTGACGAACAAACCAGCAGCGAGGTTTGCACCATCAGCACGAACAGCCTCAATGAGAGTCGATGCTCGATAGGATTTTTGTTGTGTGCCGTACTCGCTCTCTAGGGTCTGCACAACCTTAGCAAAAGACCCATCAATTTGCCAACCAGAGGTGGATGCGGTTGCGGTGCCGGTAAGCCCTCTAATGATTGTTCCAACAGGTAGATTGCCGGAGAGGTTTTCGACTTGTAGTTCGGCTTTCTGACCTGAAGGTTCGAGAGTAAATCGAGTAACTCTGCCCGCCGCCGGTGGATCATTCGCAAAGACATATGTCCCAACGGGGAAGTCGTTAGTTCTCAATAGTGCCCTGTCTGCGATATTCGCTTCAATATCGACAAGCGTTGTTTTAGTTCCCTCTGCACCTGCGACAGTTCCCGCACTAAGATGGCCCGAACCTATTTCTGGGTTCAGGACAAATCCATACATTCTAATATCGTTGTCTCCGGGGAAAGCATCACCGTCTCTCTCAACCCTAGCAACAACCAACACTTTACTTGCAAGAAGTTCATATGGAATGGCAGAGGAGTGACCACCGATGGGGCCAATTACTGGTCTTACGACCGGAGCAGTCGATACAGAACCACCCAAAGCAATGGAGGCTTCGCTGTAACCGCTTCCGGTATCGCTCATCACAATCTCATCCAAAGTTAGATTGCTATTCATTCGAGCAAAACCGGCTGCACCCGCTCCGTCCCCAGAAAACGTAACAGATGGGGCGATTTCATAAACACTAGTTGTGTCTGGAGTAATTGTCCAAGCAACAGAAATCGTGGCGAGTCTTTGTGCGCCATTATAGTCGGTGATTGTTCTAATTTGCCCCACGCCCGTGCCCGCGACGATTCGAATCGCATAGTTGTTGTATGCATCATCAGTTGAACTAGCAACTGCCGCGAGTCTTACCTGAGTGGTCGCTGGATATTGTCCGGTTGACAAAGCACGAATATTTTGTCCTTTCTCTGCTCGGACTGCATTTGCGTACGCAGAGCCCGCAGAGACAACGATCACACTCTCGATAGCGCCATCCTTCGCAGCCTTTTGTGCGTCATATTGTAATTCACGCTCATCGCCATAAACATTAGATCTGTTTGGGTAAATGGGAATCTCTAAAACAGGGATCTCTGTGCTTGTCGCAAACTCTTTTGCGGCCGCCGGAATGGTAAACATATACTTCCAGATGTAATCATTCCGAAGTTTGATTGGCTCAAATGAGATTCCAGTTGGTTCGTCGATTGAATTTGAACCCTGTCCATTACTCAAACACTTATACACGTTACCCTCTGTATTGGTAACATAAAAAGTCTTTGTTGAAAGGTCAACTGTATCATCGTACTCGTCATACTTGGTGTTGTTTACCCAAGCATTTTTGGTAATCATAAGATACGCAGATACATTATCAATTAGGCGAAAACCAGTTGCTTTTCTCAGAGACAGTCTCGCTTGCAAATCGCTAGAGGTGTTTAGAGTCGTTGTCTCGTCACTGGATAGCGTAACACCGGCGGTGTATACGAACAGCCGATCATCCGAGTCAACCTTGAACTTGTCAACCAAGTTTTGGGCAAGGTAGGTTTTGAACTCACTCCTTAGTATGGATGTATTTGTGGTGGCCATTCAGTTATCCTCACTCGCTGGTGTAATTAGCCTTATTAGTCGATGTGTCTGCAAACGGCATATTGTTCAAGAAGTCAAAAATTGGTAGGAATCTAAACTCAGGTTTATCGTCTAGACTCACACCCTCAAGCATATTTATATGCGGTCCAGAGACCGAATATGGTTTTGCAATGACGGTCAAAGTGGCTCCGCCCGTAACACTGACGATTGGGTATGGTGCTGTTTCCCCCGCACCAGTAACCGATGAAAATCTACCGCTGATCATTTTGATATCAATAAATGCGTTATCATATGATCCAATAAAACCAAGGCCCGATGTTGGTTCCTTTGATGCAACTCTAGCGGTTCCTGTAGTAAATCCAGTGACGAAAGAACTGCCTTTTTGTTGTGCTTGGAGAGCCACAGTTGAGACATTTGAAAATTCAAATTCAAGTCTTCCGATTGCCTCTGGTTGACCGGGAACTTGCTGCACCACTAAATCACCTTGCACCATAGCCGAATCACCAGTGATGCTGTCAATAAAAACTCTACAAACAGGCTGTTTGATTTTTTCTAACTTCTGGGAGTCCAATGTCAAACCCCGCTCAAACCCCGTGTCGTTTTGTAGTTTGCTCCACATGTTTTTACCATCATCACCGTATCGCTCCTCTCCAAACGAGTTACTGCATCTACCATTTGGATGTGGATATACAGCGAGGGCGAGTGAATCCCCTGTTGTTGCGGATGCTCCAAGGGATGCAGTGTTATACCAAACAATCTGATCTAGTAGTTGATGGCCTGATTCGGTTATACCGTAACCAACGGTAATACCGTCTGGAGTTCCATCACTCACACCAATGGGCAACTTTGCAGTTGCTCCACCAGCAGCGGTTGATGCCTGTGGAACGTGTGCGGTGCGACCACCAACAACAAAGTCCCCAGATAGATCTCCCGTCACTCCATTGTATCCAAACGGGAATAGATCAACAAAGAAACCATTAGGACTACCGCCGCTAGTAGGGCCAGTCACATATCCACGAAAATCAGTAAAGGTATCAAAGGTGTATGGAAGGTAGTGTCCGATCATTGGACTCTCAAATGCCTGAGTATGTCCATACCGAATAAAGATTTCTTTTGCGCCAGCGTAATATCCCTTATTTGCCGCTAAAATAGGGGCGGTTACTCCTGTAAATCCATCCCCAGACAAACCAAGAATTGTATCTGCAAATACCTTATAGCCGGCAGGGTGAGCGATCTCCTTCAAAGAGTCTCGAAAGTCTTCAATACCCTTGGATGTTCTTACTGAGTATGAGTATCTTTGATAATAGTTATTATCTTGGATTCTATCAGCAGCACCGAGAATATCTTTTGAATTGTTATACCTACCCGACCTAAATCCAGCGACAGTGCCGAATATTTCTAGAGTTGCCCCTGTGCCACCGGGAGTTACATCTGTTGTGGAACCAGTGATAAAATCAAAGTCAAGAGTATGACCCTCAATATAATTTGGGAATCTCTTGGTGACTATGACTGATGTAATCGCACCCTTTGTGTCAGTGTTCGCAACGATTGCCTCTGCGACACTTGCGTTGAGGACAGTATCACGAATCACTATCTTGTCTTGAATCACATAACCTGTTCCTCCACCACCAGTGACCCCGATAGACCCAACCATAGGAAACGCCGTCTCTTTGTATGAAGTGGATCCCGACGTATAGAAAACAGGCTTGTTTGGTATGAAAGTGCCGAGAACTGACTTTAGTCTATACTCAGCAACATCCATGTTTTTGAATGTGAAAAATCTACCATCCTCGATGAACGCAGATGTTTCAACAGCGCCGGTTTCTAGACCATCAACGGTTTGGAATAAAGTCCTGCCAATAGCGTCACTTGCTAAACTAATACCATGTGTTCTTGAAACGAAGATTGTAATCGGATCATCCCAAACGGCGTTAGAGAGACCAAGAATCCTTTCTCCGGGCCTAATGATCGAAACAGTTTCGTTGTACAAAAGTCTAAAGAGAAGAAGAACCGCTTTCTCTCCACCTTTAGACCTATACAAATCTCCAATTCGCTTGATCGCTGCTCTCTCGTTCACCACAGAGGAAAACGATGCAGGGAATCCATGTAGATACTCAGAGTTGAAGTGAGTAATAAAGGAACTCACCGTCTCGTCGATATCCCTAATCGACAAATGCTTGACCGTAGCGTATCTCGGATTCCCGTCTCTCTCCATCCACTCAAAATATGCTTGCACAAAAGCAGAGAATGTCGGGTGGTCGGCCGTAATAAAATCAGGCAAGAGTGATCTTAGTTGTGTCGATACTCTTTCGTCAACGGTATCAACGATTGGAGGTAGAGACTCAATAATTTCTGTCACGGTGCCTAGACCGAGCAGTGGTGATATGCCTCCATATTGTGTTGAACTACCTGATACCATTATTTACCTCAATATCCACCAGATCCAAAGAGTGATGTGCTGGTGTCTTGGAATGTTTGTACGGACGGGAGAGTTGGGGCGGCGGATGCGATCTCCGCTCCAGTGGGCAAGGGAGTCGAGGGCCCAGCCGTTGTCGTTGTTGTTGTGGTCGTGGTCGTGGGAGTAGTTGTAAGTTGTCCTGTTCCAGTAGTTGCCACTTGAGTGGTCGTGCTTGCATCAGTAGCAACATATGAAGACACCGTGCTATCAACTAACAATCCAGACAATCTAGACGCTTCGGATAAACCGTCTACAGTAATCACACCACTTAGATTTGACTCCACGAACAGAACGGCGTCTCTTTCAGCATACGCATTACTACTAATTGAAAGAGGCGCCCCAAACAAGAGATAGTCAATATTAGTGGCACTAAGGGACATGATTCTGATGGACGTAATCGTTGCGATTCCGGCGGCGTAGTTGATAGTGCCCACGTTACTACGAATCGTTTCAACTTGACCAGCACTATTACGATACTTTAGACGAAGAATGCCAGATCCATCATCATCAATAAATGAATTTTCGTAAGTGGTTCCATCACTCTCTTTGACGGTAAACTCAGTGGATGAAAAAACAGGCATGTGACCATCATGTGGGTGTTCAATTGGATTATTGAATCTAACTTGATATGACTGGAACGCATTCAAAAATGGAGTCACTCTTTTCTGCATACCGATGGTCGTGACCGAACCAATAATAGAATCATCCGTCGCATCAATTTGTGCGGACAACTTGGATCTAATCATATCTCCGTTGAAAACTCCAACAGTCCGATCCACATAGTTTTTGACTGTGGTTCTTACATTCGAAAGAAGATTGGTTTGACTTGTGGTCAGAACCTTTTCGTCATAAAAGATTCGAGTAGCAAACGTAAGGTATGTGATATCGGGTGCAACGATTAGTGGACTAACACCGATGACAGATTTTGAAGAGACGTAATCAGAAATCTCTCTTTTCTGTTGATCACTCAAATCAAACCCGTTCGTATCAACGAGTGAGATCAAGACTCTACCATACTGAGGTGGATTCGCATCTTCACCACCGAAAACAAAAGCAGAGCGAATATTACCAAACTGAGAGAGAATCAAAGACACATAATCATCAGAGGTTACCGCTCTATTTTGTGATGCGAACTGTCTTGGTGCATTGAATCTGATTGATGCGTTGGACTCTGCGGTTGAACCACCAGACGCAAGAGAGGTCGTGGTGATCGTATTCGTGCCACTGCCGTAGATAAAATTGCTAAGGAAGTTTGCGTCAGCACCAGTTGATCTCAAATATGTGATCGTAACTAGGCTACCGCTTCTTGGTTTTAGACCAACAACCCCATCACCAAAAACGACTTCATACTTACCATCTCTATTTTGTTCGAGGAAGTAGCACTTGGTTGTCGCTTCGATATCAAGTGTATCAGCAGGGGCCTCCACCCAAGAGTCAGTCCTTCCTGAGTTGTCTGTCGCTGAAGTTTGAACCGTCACATTGATAGTGGTGGTGTCTACATCATCGTCTGGAATAATAAACTTTTGGTTCACGTTTGAGTTGTCTACGATAAAGGCACTCTGACTTAGAATACCCTCCGTAATCTCAAGGTTTGAAATGTGGGCAGTGGCGCCTGATCCTACGGTGATGGCGTCGAGATTGATTGTGCTTGATGCAGTATTGATAAACTGGAAAGATCTATTTCCACTCACTGAGTTGAACTTACTGCCAATGGGTAGAGTACTTGACAAACCAGCAGTGCTGCCAAATGTTACATCAACCGTTGCTTTTGCACTTCGCACTGATCGTGGGGTATACCCAAGTGTCTTGGCATGAGACACGATAGAGTCTCTCTTGATCGCAGAGTCTAAGAACATTTCGTTCGCGACCATGTTATTGTAGAACCCCTGCTGGTAACTGTGATAAGCGAGTAGATCTAGAAGCACTGACATGCCAGATCCCTCAAAGTCATAGTCTTTGAAGGTATCTTGCTCTTTCAGATACTCCTTTAGAGACGCACGAATAGTATCAAAATCAAGTGAATTGATTTGAATGTTCTTACTGTTTGACATTACCTTAGCCTCTCTAGTGCAACCGTGACTCTAATGGGTTGCTCGTTGTTTCTAATTCTGAATACTATTGATGCATCAAATCCGTTTCCATCTTGAGTTGTCTTGACTGTTACGTCAATCACTGTCACTCTAGGTTCGTTTTCTGCAAGGACATCAAAGATCTGTTGTTGAATCAAAGTCGCCGTAACTGGCGTTGCTGGCTCAAAAAGAAGATTTCTAATACCACCGTTGATATTGGGTCTAAAAAACCTTTCATTCCTATTGGTCAGAATAAGATTTCGAACCGATCTTTTGATCGCCTCCTCATCAAAAAGCCTGTCAACATCTTTCGTGTTTGAATTCAAACCAAAGTCAAGATCCAAATCAACGAACCTATCGATTTGTCTCGACGCTGGGGATGTGTTGCTGTTTCTATATTGAACCATCTAATCACCCCTCAGAAATCAAAGCCTGTACGATAGATCTTTTCTCTTCCATTTCCATTTGAATCTTTTCGTCATCAGCATCATCCATGTGCTTCAAACTACACCACTCTAAACATAGGTAGCCCACTATGGTTCCCTTTGCTTGACAAAAAATAGGAAGATTGCATGTCATCAAGACTCTTTGTGATATCAAAAACGACTTCCAGAAAGAGTCTTCCATTTGACTCACGATAAGAGGTGATGGATCATCTTTTGATACATGCTCAATAAGATGAGTAAACGCACTAACCACCATCTCCTTTTTCTTTTGTAGTGTTGACTCAATCGCAAGAGCGAGAGATTCATGAGTCACTGAAAACTTTTTCATAGAGGAGCCTGATTCAAATGTACCACCATTATGAAACATGCAAATCTGAGCCCTGCCCGCGCCTGTAAGAACTCTCAATTCAGTGAGTTGCTCATGAACTCTACTATGCACTGCGATGGACTGTTGTTTGAATGGAGAGCAACCCTTTGATTTTCTTAGTCCAAGAATTGATTTGAAAACAAAGGCAAATCCAATGACAAACATACCGACAGCCAAGCCGACATCCATCCATGATCCAAATACATCTATGTTGAAAAATTGATTATCGGATTCTGTCATTTGAGTCCTCTCCCGATCTATGTATGGTTTATAGATTGAGTGTTTCGTCGGCCCCTGCGATTGTATCGTCAGTATCAACACCGATCTGACTTGCGATTTCTTGACCCAGTGCATTGACATCTGGTGCGCCAATACTGCCCATGAGTTTGGTTAGAAAACAAGGGTCCGTATAAAAGTCAAGAACTGAGATACCCAACGCTTGCTTCGCTAAGTAATCCACCGCACCAACATACGCATTCAAATCACCATCCATGAGATTCTGAACACCGGCGGCGACACTACTAATTTGGTTTGTAATCTCACCGATATTCCCGCCGAGTGGGAACTCCTGAATAAACTCCAAAACATCACCCTCCATCAATGTTTGGAGAGTCCCCATTGAATCGTTGCCTGGGCCTAGCACAGAGTTGAAGATTGGCGAGAAGTGATCTTCGAGTGCTTGACCGGGATCGCTCAGTAGTTCTTTTCCGTTATTGTAAGCAGAGGCAATACCGGCAAGACTAGCGATACCACCAAACTCACCCGAGGATCCGCCAACTCCAAAGTTAGAACCACTATCGTCAAACATGCTTACACCACTAAGTCTATCTGTGTGTACTTGCATTCCATTGATTGCATTTTGAGCATCGGCAAGTGCCTGTTGTAGTGCAGCATTATTTCCATACCCACCTGGGCCTGTGTACGTTAGTGGATTGATATTTCCAAAGACATCCACCGTTTGCTCCGAGGTAATTCCGGTATCGGGGTCGGTAACGATTTCAGTAGTTGTACCAAGAAGCGTATTGATGCTAAAGTTCAAAGCACCGCTTAGTGAGTTTTGAGCGTCTGTAATCGCACCCTGCACGGGATTGATAAATGCCTCTCCGCTTACCACTTTGTTGATAAGGGTCTTCTGACTGTCGCTAAGTTTCATCACACCGACTTGACAACCATCAGTGGGAAACAAGTCTCTTGTAAATTGTGGAATCGTTGGTGTTGACATAATATACTCCTTATGAACCTACTGTTACTGTGGATGAGCCTGATGTTTGTGGATGGCCACAACTCGCTACGCTACCTAAACGGGTAACACCAATTCCTCCAACCGTTACTGTCGTAGATCCAGTAGAGACCACGGCAATATGAACTGGATCTTCGTCGTGTGGAGTAATTGGTGAACCAATGACTGCAACAGGTTGCCCGTTTGCCGTCACTGTGTTGACCAAACTACTAAGAATGGGTGCGCCTACAAAATCTCCTACTCTACCTAATGGTAAACTCATGACACACTCGCAAACTCAAAATCTTCGTTTTGTATAGCACCCATGTTTCTATCTCCAAAAAGTTTGTATAGAGTTGAGCCTCTCTTGATGCGATAGTCTAGACTTGCGTAATCAAAAAAGTCTGCTGTTGTTACTGCGATTACATCAATCATATCTTCGTATGAATCCATATCAGTAAAGTTCCCACCAGAGTTATCGCCCATTGCGAGAAGTTGAAAACCTGCCTGTCTATCATCATTTGCGTCTGCTCTTAGTCCGACACCACCATTACCAAAAATGATATTCGCCTCTCCATTTGAAGTTAGGAGTGAAGACATAGCAACATCCTGATCTGTGTCTATGCCATCACCACCATTATTGACGATGGTGCAATTAGAAACATTGATGGTGGTTTTTACACTGGTTGAGGTCATGTGAACACCCTTACCGTGACAGTTTGTAATGACGCAATCTCTAATTTGTGCTGTTTGGCTGGTGGTTGTCAACCCATCTCCGTCACCACTACCAGATCCAGCACCACCCCCAATAATTCTACAATTATCGATCCGACAGTTTCCTCTTACATCGAGAACCCTATCAAAATTTTTCGTGGTCGCTTCAAATACACAGGTGTGATAATTGGTCGCATTTGCAATCATGACTTCAGAGTTTGCATTTCCCGGTGTCGCTTTGAAGTTACATCCAAACCACATTTGCTGGTCAATGTCAGCAGTGCTTTGCTCTATAATTGATCCTTGAGAATATGAAGAGTTCGTGTTTTCAAACGAAAGACACTTGTAATAAGTGTTCTCTTCGGTATCGATCATTTGAACATTTGCACTACAAACAAAAAGAGGGTAGTTTGTCAAGTCTAGACGAAGACCTGTTTCATCAAACTTGGGTCGAAGAATGGTTCCATCCGACTTTGCACCTACCCATTGATTTGGTTGTGTGTCCGTAGGGGCAGATCCAGTAAATGTCAACTTGGTCGTTACATTGTATGTTCCCTCAAGGAAAACAAATCTCTTGTTCGCACGATCAAGACCCTCGATATTGGTTGACCAATCTCCACTGCTAATCGCAGGAAGAGCATTCGCAATAGAACTACCAGAGTTATCGCCTGCACCAGCGGGTGAAATGAATACGTCAGTCAGTGCCATATCAAGTTCCCTCGAAAGTCATAAACGCTTGGATCCCAGTAATACCACCAGAGATCGCATCAATATCAAGATACACAAAACTGCCACCAGTAATCGCAGAACTTGAAATTGTAGCAGAGGTAAATCCAAAGTCATTACCAGTCTGTCCCAACTCGATTGTTGCTAGGGTTCGGGCGTTCGTGGTTGCAGCACCGAAAGGATCTGTTCCCGCTTGGACAAACGATGCCGTTACACCACCTGTGATTGAAGTCCTGAGTCCAACTTCTTTGACCGTTGCATTGAACGGGATGAACTTCAGTGCATCTAGTTTTTCATCCGCTGCGATTCCAGACGAGGACTGAATCGTAAATTGAGCAACCTCTTTGCCTGATATTAGATGTGATCCATCAGGAAAACATATACCTCCATTGGTAGAGATACCAGCGGTGCGAAGTCGTTGCGTTTCATCGATACCGAGATAGGGAACAAACGATATTTCGTTGATTGTAAGTCCATGTATCGCATTGAGAGGGGTTATTTGAATATTTCCTTGGAACCCCCCAATGGTTTGAACAGCGGATACCAAGTTGGGGATGACATCAACGTAAACAGTATCACCGGACGATGGTGCTTGATCCTCTGTTTCGAAACCAGTTTGCGAGCCACCGGCAATTTGAGTAATGGCAAGTTTATCACTTGCAAATGTTGCGGTGTCAGTTTCACCCGCATCAACGGCAATAGCGATCAACGCTGATCCATCCTCTTTTAGAATCTGAATGTACCCACCATTGGATGCAAACAACGTAAGAGTGCCGGAAATATCATTCCCGTTTGCATCGGTATCGTGAAGTGACAAACTATCAACAATCCCACCAAGATCGATAGACACAAAAACTTGACCGGCACTCGGAGTGCCAGATGTGACAGTATACTTGAGTCCCGCACGCATGGCGGTTGACTGGTGTGTTCCATCTGGGAAAGTGATTCCAGATGTTTGTAAGGAGATACCACCACTTACAGCAACGCTGCCTGCAAACTCTTGATTGGAACTAAAGAGGTTTGTTGCATTGATAGCAGCGATATTCGTGACGGCACCAGTTGCTCCATTGACACTCGCAACGCCTTCGATGGTTCCAGTGTTCCCGTTGAATGTGTTGACGCCCTCAATAGCACCAGTATCCCCATTCAGACTGCTTACAACTTGGACATCACCGGATGCACCATTCACTGTAGTGATAATGGATTGAGCAATCTGTCCATTTGGAAATACAATTCGATCACTGATGGTCGTTCGATCCATATTGATCGTGGTGGCATTTATGGTGCCAGAGGTTGTAACGCCGCCGACCGTTATGACAGATGTAGAATCGATCCCTAGAGTTTGTCCATTGAGTGTCAATCCAGTATCAGTGGTGATATCACCAGTCGTGCCATCTAGACTGCTTACACCGATCAGATCAACTAGAGTCACTGCACCAGTTTGTCCGTTGACTGAGTTGACGCCGATAATTGACCCAGTAGCACCGTTGAATGTGTTGACGCCCTCAATAGTGCCTGTTGCTCCATTGAAAGTGTTGACGCCCTCAA